TAACTTTTTAGCAGGAAATATTTCATTATACTCTTGAAGTCTTTCTGCAAAATCATCACCTAATAAATTCTGTGATGTTTTCTTCTTAGATTTCTTAAAGAACCCATCAATTTCTTGTATAAATATAAGACTTTTACCTGATAACTGCAAGTCTTCTTTTAGATAATTATCAGCTTTTAACTTTGCAACTTCTAAAGATGCATTAACAAGTTTGTTTGGTACAATATTGTTATGTATACAATGCAAAACATAGAAAGAATTTGGAGTTAAACCCGCTTTTATTAGTTTGTTAAATACTTCTTGCATTACCAGTGAATTGTGTAGTTATATAAATGTTTAACAGTGGTCTGTACTTCTTGAAAGACACCTTTAGAATCCCACTTGCTACCATTATAAGCAGCACTTGCAGGATGTGAAACCATAAATTTAGTACAATTTTCTCCACACATGTCTGCCCACTCTTGAGATTTTTTACCCATGTACACATATACAAGTCCTGGATGAAAATTCTTAAGGTAATCAAACACATAAGCTACAAATGGAGCCCAGATTTCATAATGCTTACCAATCTTACCAACTTCAGTTGTAAGAGCTGTATTTAACATAAGTATACCCTGATTAGACCATCTTTTTAAATCTAATGGTCTATCATAGAAAGGATATATTCTTTGTACTTCATCAAGAATAAACCTCAAAGAGGGTTGTTCTTTCTCAGATTTACTGCAACTAAAGGCAATACCATCTGCTACACCTAATGTAGGATAAGGGTCTTGACCTACTATGACTACTTTAAGTTCATCATAAGGACATTCCTCAAATGCTCTAAACACATCTTTCAACACTGGAGTAAATCTTTTACCCCCACTTGAAAGTTTATATAAATCATCTAGAATCTTTTCAAATTCTAAACTAAATATAAAAGGTTTAAGAACTCTACCCCAGCCACTAGGCTCAAGTTTATTAAATATTTTTTGTTTATAATCATCAATGTCAATTACATTACTCATAATCATGTATATTTGTTAAAAAAGTATAATATAATGGCCAAAATAAAAGAAATAAAAGACGATGCTTTAATTAACATCCAAGTCAATAAATCTTATTACTTAATGGTAAAAGGATTGTCTTTACAATTATTTGCCAATGTTACTGTAGAAGATAAAGATGCTTATCTAAAAGATCTTTTAACTAAAGAGTACAAAGATTTAGATGAACACCAAAGATCTCTTTTCACTATAATTTTGCTTTTAGCTGAAATTGAAACTCAGGCTACTAAACAAGATTTATATGAAGAAAAAGAAGTCAATGATCCTTCTGAAAATCCTATTAAGCTAAATTAAGATTCCAATTATCTCTGCCTAATTGAATACAAGCTTCAATAGCCAAAGCTAATTCATCTTTGCTACAGTCAGCAAATGACTTGCAGTATTCAGCATCTCCACCATCATAACATAAACCAGACTGTCTTTTGATAATCATTTTCATTTCATCAAAAGTATAGCCGGATTCTTTGGCTAATTCTCTAATACATGCATGCACTTTAGCCAATTGTGCAACACTGTGGTCTGTATCTGCTAGACCAATATACATTTCAACTTTCTGTCCTTCAGGAAGTTTATCAAGAAATATCTGATAATTTAGTTTTGACTTTTCATCAGGGTAAATTAATTTACCACCTTCTTTAACTAGTTTTACTGTAAACATCTGTTAATTTTTTAGCAATTTGTTTAGCTAAATAAGGACTGCATTTGTATTTATACATCACATACCCAGCTATAATTTTTGGACTCATTATCTCTATGTCCTTATTATCTATCCTTATTTCCTTTACTATGTGTTCTACTATTGCATTTGCCATTACTTAGCTGCCATTGTTTGCATAAATACTTCATGGTTAAGTATCTCATGTGGATAATCCTTGGCAATCTTTGTATATGCCTTATTCACTTTACTATACTCACCATGCTCTTGAATTCTTAGATCTCTAAAGCTTTTAATTGATAAAGTAACCATATGCAGGTTCTCTTCATCTGAAGATTCTAACATTGCAATCATGTTCTTTATCTCAGTATCATTAATGTAGCCCATTCTCTTCAGCAGTTGTAACTCTGCCATATATACAAAAGGACGGAATGTTCCAACTTTACTACCCTTATGGTACATATACCACAGATAGTTTAAGTTTCTATCTACATTATCTGTTAATTCATAATGCTCTTTTGCAATCTTTGCTGATAATTCCAGCATTTCATGTGTTATTTTCTTTTCCATTTCTCTATCAAAATATATAACGAATTGTGTTCCAAGGTAGGATTCTGTCATGAAGTTCTCTAAACTGTTTAATGTAGTCAGACTTCCTTCTGTGTTCATACCTAAGATTAGCTCCTCCATACTGGGAAGTTTTCTGCTCCTGGATTTTAGGGGTATATAAAAATTCTTCACCTGGTAGTTTATTTGCTACGTTATACCAATGCTTTTCCTCATTATGAGTTAAAAAGATTACCTCAGCTTTAACTCTTGTAAGATCCCAATGATGATTTCTTGCCATATTTGCAATGTACATAAACAAAGTTTCATAATGATTTAACCAATTGTCATGTACAATAACAGGACTAAAGTTTAAGTGCACATCATAACCAGCATTTAAAAACATTGGTATAGCCATGAGTCTTTCAATAATACTACTTGTATTAGGTTCAAGAACCCTCTGCAAATCAACTGGCATTAAACTAAACCTAATTCTAACTTTACGTTCGGGATTAAATGCCAGGAGTTCTTTATTCACATACTTAGTAGCAAATGAACCCATAGCAAGTGGATGATCTCTAAAGAACTTAAAGATTGTTTCCCAGTCATGATACTTAGCATGTAAAGCAAAGTCCTCATTACAACTGATATCATATGTAACATAATCTCCAGTCTGATTTGGTTTCTCTACATCTGCAAAAAATGCATGGGAATTGATTTCTGTCAGGATATCCATAGTATTCTTAGCTACAGATAATCCTTCCGGTTTATGTCTCTTCATATAACAGTAAGTACAGTTATACAAACAACCATGACCAAAAGAAGGAGCAATGTAATCAGTGCTCCTCCCACTTGGTCTAATAATCATACTCTTTCTTGTGACTTTTTCTACAACTGACATAATTTCTTAATCCGCTGCACTTTCCTAACACATGTAGAAATTATCACTTTAGAAAGTTAATGTAAGCTTGTGCAGCTTTTCTGGAAGTATAACGCATTGGTGAACCAGAATTGTTTTTAATGGTCTTCCAAAAGAACCATAAAAACTTTTTCTTTACTAAATACCAAGTCATATGACCATCTCTTTCTTCTACTACTTTGTAGTCTTTCTTATTTACACTCATCATTCTAGATTTAGGTTATAATCTTCTAATATCCTTCTTAATTCTTCTCTCATTTTTTCAGCAGCTTCTACTTCTTCTGTAGTAGCTTCTCTGTTATCAATACTTCCGTGTTTAACAACTTTTCTAAGTTCTTGATCAAGATCCCAAACAACACCTTTCCATTTATAGGCATCTAGTGCTGTTCTAGCATCATCTCTTTCTTCTTCAGAGTCAAACTCAAGAATTATCTTTCCCATCTTTCATAATTTTAGTTGGCCAGTAAAAATCACATTTAGCTTCTTCTACATTGTAAGGCGCTTCAATATATGACTGCATATACTCCTTTGCTTTAGCTTTATACCTATAACAATGGTCTTTTAAAGGACAATCATTACCAGTGCAGATTGACATATCTGGCATAATTATAGGATAAAGTTAAATAAAATATGACCAAAACCAATTCCGGCTAAAAAGTAAACTAAATTGTTTACCCATTTTGGATAATTTTCCATTGTGTATTTTTAAAAAAATAATTCAGTAATCCAAAGATAGATTATACCTATCAAACATACTATTATAGTTACACCAGTAACATAAAAAGAATACTTTTCTTTTTCTCTTTGTTTCCAATTCATACTATTTGTTTAATTATATACTTCTATTACTTCAAAGTGAGACATATTCCCACAATTAGCACACTCAAGTTTGTCAGATGACTCATGGTGTACTGACAATGACTCATACCCACATAAGTCACACTTAATAAGAGCACTTACCCATCCTGTTTCTGCTTCACTCATCTTAAATAAAAAATGGTCTAATTGTCATTACGCCTACTGCAAAACCTAAACTAAATGCTAAGGCAATCAAAGCTCGTTGCTTAAAGCTTTTCACTTCAATAGTGTAGTGGTTCATTGGTAGGCAAAGGAATGGGTTAATAGCTACCATCATTACCATACCAACCCAGTTCTCATCCATTAGAAACCTTAATCCTGCAATTGAGTTGGCTTCTAAAACTATTGCTGATACAAATACAATTAATAGTTTCCACCATTCTACTGCTGTCTTCATTGTTCTTGTTGTTTAGTTTGTTTAAGTGATTGAATAAATTCATCCTCCATCTCTTTAGTTTGACCTCCTTTAACATAGGAATCTTTTTCACCTTGAAAATAAGCCAATCTAACTTCTTCCTCACTATAACCTCTCTGCTCCTTCTCTATTTCTTTGGCTTGTTCAAGTAAATCATCAAATTGTTTCTTTGTTACTAATCCCCCGTGGGATATTCTATTTGCAAACCATTCTACTGCTGTTTTCATTATTCTTGTTGTTTAGTTAAAATTGCGAGATTCTTGCAATATCTCTTAGTTTTTACTTGTCTTCAATACTAAGATATCCAATCACAACACCGGCACCTGTAAATGTACCTACAGTATAAACTATCTCAGCTTTACCAACCGGTTCCCAATTACATGTACACATTTTGTATATACATCTAATTTCTCCAAAAAGGGCTAATCCCCATAATATAATTGGTAGTAATGTTATTAGAACTATTCCTACTTTATTTTTCATTTTTTGTTTGTTTATAGTCAATAATAAATCCAATTCCCACAATTATATTCATACCTAAGGACATAAGTATTTCATGTATGTCTTTGTATACATTCATACTAAGGTGTACATGACCTACCATCCAAAAAGGTATGGACAAGTTTTGGCTTATCCATACCAATGTGTATTTAATGAAGTGTTTCATTTAATCACCTTCTTCATTGTTTACCCTTCGCAAGTCTTCTGATTTTACCTTTCCTGAGTTCTTCTTCCCAGTACTCTCTAACTTGTGCAGCCTTTGCAATCTCTCTTGGATTCTCTTGTTTAACTCTGAATAGTCTAAGTTTCTCTTGTTCTCTTTCATACTCTTCCCAATTATAAATTTCTAATTCTTTCATGTGAGCCATATCTGCAATAGTCATTTCTTCTGGAACCTGACCATCATTCTCATACATGACACGCATGTATATTTCTTTCATTCTTCCCATAACTTAATAGATTTTTCAATTAAATGCAACATAGTAGTTCTTATATCTTCATGACCCAATATATCTCTTACTTTTAATAACTTTTTACCAAGTTTATCATCAATAGTTAATACAACAGTATGTTTTCTTTGTGATTTAATGGTGTAACTTTTACTAAAATCATGTGGAAACAATTGAGAATAGACATATACATTCCTTTGATATTCAACATCATCTTTAAACTGAATAGGCAATCTCTTGTTGTAATTTATTTTGGTTCTTTTTAGACCAGTTTCTTTTGCAATTGCATGTTCTGCTAATCCAAATTTTAAAGACAATACACCAATTAAATAACTTCTTTGGTCAACAATAACTCTTTTACGGGTAGTTTGATCTAAAAGATTTAGTGCTCTTAGAACTTCCTCTTTTGTATAATCTTCCATAATTAAATTAATTCTAAATCAGCTTCTTTTACTAATTCTTCTTCCATGTTAGCAACTCTCTCATCCAAAGGAACAAACCTATCAGCATCATAGTACTCATATGGAAAACAGTCAGCAGACATCTGAACCTCTTTAAGAAGTACACCATATCTACCATCTTGTAGCCCCATCTTTACTATTTTAATAATAGTATAAGTTTCTCCTTGTTTAATCCACTGTTCAATTGGAATCTTAGCAGGTTTGTTACTGCTATCAATACATATCGCCTTCATAAAATTCCATTTTTACTTTAAGACCCTGAGCTTGAAGAGATTCTTTCATAGTTTCAATCTGAGCCCAACATCCATGCTTTACTGTACACTGACCAGCAAGATCAGCAACTAGAGTACATTGCTCTGCTTGTTGTGGTTCATGTCCACAAAACTTGATTAAACATGCCATAACGTAAGCAAAACTGTTTTCATCATCATTAAACAAGATAAGTCTATGATCTTCTGGTAGTTCCATTGTGCTAATTTAATTTTAAATCATAATTTCTCCAAAGAATCTTCTCTTGATCAAATCCTTCAAGTGCCTCTCTAACCCATTTCTCATCTACAGTATCCATATAACAGAGTATATGTACAATAGCTTTCTCATCAGGATTAAGGCGGAGTAATCTACCAATTCTCTGTGCTGCTTTTCTCTCATTACCATATGCATGCATAATAATACCTTGTCTTAATTCAGGTATATTAATACCCTCATTCAACTGCAGTACACAAGATAATTGCTTGATTTTACCTTCTTTGAATAGTAATAAGTTATCTTCAGAACTCTTATTACCACTGTGATAACTATATCTGCATAGTTTATCAGCTTGATCTTGAGTATTAGCAAAGACAATACACTTTGTATTAATGCTTTTCATTAATTCTTTAGTGTATTTCTCTTTAGTGTTATACTCCATGAGAGCTTTCATTCTCATAACCCGGAGCATATGCATGTTACCAGAACCTACATCAATCCTTCTAGACCAATAAACATAGTTATCATATTCTGAAGTAATAAAAGATCTATTCTTCATTACTGCTTGATAACCTTTACACTTATTTAGTTGAAGCTCATGTACAATGATTTGGTAGTCATTAATGATACCGTTCTCAATTGCATCATCAGCTTTAAAAGTATAAACTACAGAACAGAACTGAGCTACCATAATTCCTTTCTCAGATCCTCTGTGTTTAGGTGGAGTCCCGGTTAAACCCAGGATCCCACCTTTATACACATCAAGAAATGTTCTATGAGAATCAAGAAGTGAATGGCACTCATCCAAGTACACATAATCATATGCATTTGGGTCTCTCTTTGGTAATCCAATATATGTAGAGAAAGTAATTCTCTCTAGTATATCTTGTTTACCAAATTTTACAGCATCATCAGACCAGGACTGAAAGATAGATTTCTTTGGAGCAACTACTAATACATTTTGCATAGCATTAGTATTTCTCTCAATATGTAATAGGCCAACAAGGGTCTTACCGACCCCTGTGCCTAATACTACGGAACATCTCCGTCTCCCTTCTGTGGCTTTTAATGCTTGTTCTTGAATCTCTTCTCTTTCCATTATTTAGTTAAATTGAAAATGTTTTTGCTAATAAATGCTTCAGCAGCACCTGTATCACTCATAGCTTTAACAGTCTTAATATGTTTATCAAGATTTGCTAATGCTTTATCATGATTATAACTACCCCATGCACGCATAAATACTTGTAAGAATTGGTGCTTAACCCAACGGTCAGCTCTACCAATCTTTAAAAAGAACTCATTAAATGCTTTAGCCATATCTTGTGCCTCAGGATTAGTAATTTTAAAATGACCAGATTTAATCAATCTAGAATCAGAAACTACAGCTGAGGTACCACGTGTACATATTGCAGCCAACATCAATGGCTCAATATTATAAGTGTTTCTCATTTTAAACAACTTCTGATAGTCCGGTAAATAAGGCTTAAATGCATTTACATAGTTTAGAAGTGTCCATGATTTTGATGAGTTATTCATCTTTGCCATTTTAACAACTAATTCAATTTCATCCTCTACATCAAGAATAATGTATGGGATTTCTAATCCTTCTGCTACAAGACCAGTAAATAAATGTTGACCATCTGTAATATATCTTTGTTTTTTACCAGAGATTACATCTGTTTCAATACATACTACAGGTCTAATTACACCCATTGTACGTATACTTTCAATCATAGTTTGTACGTGTCCTGGGTTCAAAATTCTATTATTATCTAAGAATAAGAATTTTTCATAGTCTTTGCTGTACTTAATGTTAACTTTTGAGTTCATAATCATAATTTTTTAATCAGTAAATAAAATCATTTTAAATAGTTCAGTATTCTAGCCTCTGCAGGATGAGCATGAATCCAATCATGACAGTTTCTACATACGCTCAACCATGTAGACTGTACCAAATAGAAAGCATCTCTGTTGGAGCCGGCAAATTTATGGTGCACATCAGTACTACCATTCATACAACCGGCTACAGAGACCTGACATATTGGATTTTCAGTAAGAAATCTTTCTCTCAACTTGAGATACTCAACATCTTTCTTTTTCTTTTTAGAAGAGACCTGAGGGACTTTATAATCATTTGGTTTCTGTGAACTGTCACTATTAATGGCTTTTTGGCAACTCCAACAATAACGGCAGAATTTAAATCCCTCAGAATTCTTCCATATAACAGTCATCTTTTGACAACCATCACATTCTTTAAGCTTTGACTTCATATTTTAATCTAGGTAGTGCTAATGGTGCATCTTTTAAATCCAAAAAGTTTTTTGGTAAGATCCCCTCAGCAATAAAGATAGCAATAATATCTTGCTTCTCAATACCTAAATCTTTAAAAGTTAAAGTGTTCTTAAACTTCTCATCTGTCTCAGTATCAGCCAATAAAAATTGTGTTAATGGACTTTTTGGAAACAGAGTTTCAAATATTACATTAGAATATTTAATAGTTATTTGCTGCTTAAACTTGTTAAGTGTAACTTGAGCACGCTTATAAACATTAATAATCCTTTGCTTTTTCTTACTACACATAGTAGCAAGTTCTTTCTCTGTAAGAGCATCTAAACCATAAAGCGCTCTCTTATAGAGATAATTCTGATAGGCAGAATACCCATCTTGTTCATACTGTACATAGGTTTTACCTGCATACAGTTGGTAATTCCTTACCTGTTTTTTAAACTTTTCCATAATATACATTGGTTTAATCATAAAATAGAAAAGGGGGCATTTCTACCCCCTAATCATCAATCAACATTTATTTATTATTTCCCAATAGAAAATTCTTCATTGGGAACAATAGCCTGATTACTTTTTTGTGCTTGGTATGCTGCACGTAATTCATCAGCATTATCATGTTTAATAAGCATGTCTGGTGCAGATGCATCAAAACTAAACTTAGTTCTGCGGAAAATTGGTAAACCAGCATATGTACATACAATACCAGTTTCACCTGCAATATTAAGATCTCTCTCAGGATTCTCTTTGTTAAAAGGCTCAAGAGATTCTTCAATTACAATCTTACCATCAAGTTGTTGACCTGGGAAAAATCCCATCTCAGTCAATTCAGACATTAAACCTGGTGATAATGCAGTAATTACTTTTCTACGTAAGAAACCATTGTCATCTACAAGAGTTCTTACTTGTTGTACTCTAATATATCCATAATCCGGATTATTATTAGATACATTGACAACACTTTTTGTTGCCTCATCAGCTAATACAATTACTTTTGAATTCATAATAAAATAATTAATAAGTAAAAAAATTGAGCATAGATACTCTACCTCTTATTGCTCAATAAAAGGTAAGTGCTAATATTATTTCTAATATTAATTATCCAAAGAAGTTGATAAATCTATAATATCATCAAATGGTGTATCATCTGATGCCATATCCTGATAATTATCTATATCATCATCTGTTAATAAATCAAAGTCATAGATTCTATCACCTGATTTTTCTACAGCTGATCCTGAAAAAGGATCTAAAATATAGTTACCATAATCAATAGACATAAGGTATTGGACATCTAAGTCTGTTAGATCTAGATATTCTTCAACTGATAAGTGAACTACTTTTCCGTTTGGCAGCTGGTATAGCATTATATATAGTTAAGTAAATATACATGAATAATTTACTTAAGTTTCTAAGCATTTATTAAAAATACATAACTATATAGCTAAACAAGGATAAAGAGAGGGATTATTAGTCCCTCTCTGTATTCCTTTGTTAGGAAAAGCATACCAACAGATATACTATCTTTAAAGCTCTTCTATAATACTTACAACATCTTGATAATTTATGAATCCTGTGTCTTCATATGATTTATCATTGTCATCAACATTCATAAAGTTTACATAGTAGTTGTGACTCTCATGAAAACCCCTGAACTCTTTGATTATAGCAGTAGCATGACCACTAATATTAAGTAAACCAAGTCTTTTCATACCATCTACATTAGTCTTATAACTCAACCTACTTGGATTTACAGTAATCATAGTTCCTTCAGGCAACACCTGTGGTGCAGCACCACCAAAGTACGTCTTAAAAAATATAGATGATACTTTTTCATGAGGTGCAATAATACTAGTTAATACTTTTGCTATCTCTACTCTATTAGGATGATCAATAATCTTCTTAATAGCATTAAACAAATCTGTTTCTTCTAGTTCTACTCTAATTTTAGTCATTTCTCTTCCTATAATCTCTAATTTTACTTAACAAAGGTTCATTAAAGTTAGTGAACCATTTTTCTCCACCAATTTTGGTACCTACATTAGGAGTATCAGAGGATAGATAACAATCTACCCTCCTTGCTCCTGTTCTAATAGGTTGACCATCATTGTCCACCAGATTAAGTTCAAAATTGAAACCTAATACTGATGTAAAGACCTTACTCTCCATCACTAAATTTACTTAAAAGAGCACTTAATGGATTGTTTTTCAATTCTTTAATCTTACATAGCAAAGACATCATAAATACAACTTCATTAATATGAGTGCATTCTGCCACTGCAATCTTACAGCTTGTACTAAATAAGTCTTCTTGCTCATAAGTTTTAAAAGCTAATTTCATTAGCTCTTCTTTTCTTTTATCTGTAATTCCAAGCATCTCTTGAAAATCAGATTTATCCTCACCAATAATAAGTACTTCAAACTTATTATCCTTTGGATAAGTTTTCTTTCTGTTAAATAGTTTTCCTAACATTTGTAATCAGAATTTTAAGTGAATAAATAAGATATAAAAAAGCCCCTAGTCATCTAGAGGCTTAGTGATTCCAACAGGAGTCGAACCTGTAACCTATACATTAGAAGTGTATTGCTCTATCCAGTTGAGCTATGGAACCATCTGTTATTATGACATCATATAGATGACCATACCAATAACAAAGATAACAAATCCTCCTAGCATAAATCTAAGTGGGAACATTGCCAATTCATGTTCTAATTCATCAATCTGTTGATCAATTAGAAACTGTGAGTATTCTAAATCATTAACATAATGATGTTTCATTTCAGGATCTGCGTCAGAACCTTTTGCTTCTGCAATTTGCCATTTTAATTCAGCCCATTCAATTTTTAAATACGCTAACTGTTGTTTCTTTTTTCCTAACATGGTTATTAATTTTTACTATTCAACTTATACTGAGACCACACTAGTAGCATCAGCAATGCCATAATCATAATCAGTTTCATAATTAATGAGCATTTGGTTTAGCTTGCGCTCTTTTAATACTCTTAGAAACATAAACACCTTTAGTATGACAACTTTTAGATGAAGCACAAGATGCTAACATAACTGTAATTGCAATAATAAAAACTGCATAGATAGAAAATACTATCCATAATTGATTTTCTTTTTTCATTATAAATTGTCTTTAAGTAATACAACTGGAATATCATTAACAGGACACACATATGTATGACCATCCAAGCCTTCTATTATTACAGAATCATCTGGTCTTAATTCAAGATAATATTCTGTATCAATATGCTGTGCTTGCTTTATTCTAGAGTTAGCAATTAGCCAACCCGATAATAAGCCTACCGTTAAGTAGGCTATTATCATCAAGTTATTTGTCTTCATACTATAGAAAAGGATTATCTAAACTACCAGCATCAATAACAGCTCTTGTAAAACTATCAAATATTGCAGTTTTTCTATCTAAAAGCCTATCAATTTGTGCATCAATTCTAGCAATTTCTAAATCTTTATGAAAAGATTCCATTTTACTATAATCTATAACACCTTCTAGTGCTTTACCAAACTTACCATTGTCCCATTGTACAAGACCAGTATATTTCTGAACAAGCGCTATGGCTTGTTTATCAGAAATTTTCACATTTAATTTTACAAGTGTCTTACCTGCAAATTGTGTGTAACCAAATTTAATTGAGTTTCTCATAATTGTAATCAGATTTAATAATAAATTTTTGAGGATTTCATTTTAATAGGAAGATCAGTACTGAATTCATTCCCACAAATAATATTGCTACAGTGTGACAATGACTTGATATGCAAGTTTAATACAGTATCATAATCATCTTTACGGTAGCCACCAAATAGAGCAAGAACAACTGGCAATGGTTTACCCATCATCTCAGACATCTTATTGACCCATTTAGCAAATTCTTCTGCACACATTTCCCAGAATTCTGTACCAACTTGACCACCTAGATCATCATCATCATGTGAATCTGCACCATGTGCAAACACAACATAATGAATTTTACCAGCAAGAATAAGTTGACCAACATGACGTAAGCTATCAACAAAGTCACTTACATATGTAGCATTATATCCAACAGGATTAATGTTACAACCTTCAGGAATTGATTTGTTCAATAATGGATTAAACTCTCTAGTGTCTTCAATACTGTTACCAAAGTGACCATCAAGGTCAAAGTATGCACAAGACATACCAGTTTCTTGATAGATCTTAATAGCAGATACTACTTGACCAGAGAATGTACAGAATCCACTACCACCTCTTGGTCTAGCATGATGCATACCAGAGATTGGTGCAAAACATACAGTTTCCGGATTCTCTATAGCATGCTTACTAGCAGCATATAAAGAACCAGTAGTATATGGTAGACTATCCACAAGATTCTGAGACCAAGGCAAAGAATTAGATGCATAGTTACCTGTTTTATTGAATACATTGTTCACATACTCTTTAGTATGAGCAAGTTGATAATCTTCTTTAGCAATTGGTTGGAAGTCATCAACAACATCAAGCATTTCTGCATGTGGTCCTTCCATAATTTTCTTCATTAGAAGCGCAGGCTTCAATGGAGATTGTGAGTAAGATTTCTCACGGATACTGTCAAAACATACTTGTTTTTCAGTATAAAATGTTTTTATTTTTTTGTTACGCATTGTAATCAGTATTTAAAATCAGTTAATATAAAATAAGTTAGTTACCTAGTAATAAAGATATATAGCCAAAGATAAATTCAAAATCTAAGTCAAAGACCTTCTCTTCTTCAAAGGCAAAAACAAAATCCAAGTCTAGAGTGCTGTCAGCCAATTGCAAATCTATATGCAGTAACCTGTCTGACGGAGAGTTCTATCTCAGTAAGTTTGAAGAGAAGCGGTACGGTTTAAGATGATTAATAAATCTTATGAATGTATGGGCTTTCAACCCGTGCTATATCTTTTAAAAGTCTTTATCACTAGGCATAAAGAGCAAGAGAATCAGCTTGTGCTTATCTCTTGCTCACCTACTTATTATCCTAGTTCTCTGGAGTAATGAACATGTCAATTACATCCTGAAATCTAGGATCAACACTAATTCTTAGTGCAGCAGCATCTTTTAATTCTTGCTCACGAGCAGCATTAAAAGTAGATTTCTCAGCCATTAACTGAGAACGGAATGCATTCATAGATGCACTGAACTCTTCAGAAATTCTCTGCTCATATTGTCTATGAGCTTCTGCTTTATCAGCACTTTCTTTCTGAATACGTGCATTCTCATCACTTACTAAGTTCTTAACCTTAGCTTTGTAATAGTTTACACGTTGCTCATGAACTCTATGTACATTAGCAATCTGCTCATGAACAGCAAGCAATTCTTGTGCAGTATGATGCTTCTGAATCTTAACTGGTGTTTTCTCACCATCTCTAACATTCATCCACTCAATAGCAGGAAGATTTGTTAAATTCTTACGCAACTGTGACAGTTGACCACCTTTATGAATGAACTGACCAAGATGAGAAGCATATGCTTCAGCCATTATGTATTCATTATACTCAGCAGCTGTAAGCTGGCTCCATCCCCACTGCTCCTCAACACCATATTCAATGTCAAAATCAGTAACCTCTGGACGCACTGGTTGTTCAAGATGAGAATCATCAAACTGTTTTGCTTTAATGCTATACAGTAATGAGTTCTTATCCTTAATAGATTCCATTAAGAATGCTTGAGTTGCATGTAATTTTGCTTTCTCTTTGAGAAGCTCAATTACTTGTCCTGGCATAGGATATGGATCTTCTAATAAATATGTCTCTCCATTAACCTTAATGGATTTACTACAGACATTATAAGAATCCAACTCACGTTGCATTTCATGTGCACGTTGGTTGCACAAGTTAGAAATAGATTGTGCTTGAGACATAGACAGTCCCTTTGTAGATAAATTTTTCATAATTGAAATCAGAATTTAAAATAAGTATATAAATGAATTGACCACTTCCTACATGGAGTATAGTGGGAACTAACACAGAGTTAATTATCTTTTAGGTTCAAACATTACAATGACCCAACCCATAAGAGCAATAGTAGACAATAACATAATGGTTAAGCCCATATATTTATTATCATACAGTGCAATAGCAGCACCAGCAAACCAGCATAACAATACTACTTTGCCAAGAATA